ATTTTGCCCCATCAAGATCGGATTTCAGCGCCAAGGCCACCGCGCCCGATCCGTCATCTACCACCACGGTTCCATCGGCTTTGACATGGACTCGGGCCGACGAGTTGAAGATCGCTGTCTCGTCTTCGAGCATATCTTTGATGGCCGTGAGCGTGCGCCGAAGCGTTTCGTCTCGCGTGGCCACGACGACGCCGTGCGCGGTCTTGCCGCCCATCTTGACTAGCACCACTTCGGGATCGCCATCGGATCCCGGCCGCGAGTAGAAGCCGATCCCGGAGAACACTTCGACGCCTTCGTCTTGCTCGCCTCGATAGCCTTCGAGCGTCCACAGAGCGAGCGAGCTCGCCGTGACGGTCATGCGCCGAATCATGGCCTTGACCGCATTGGCGGCTTTGGACAGCGGCTCGCGGAGTCTGGTTTCTGGTCGAAGTGGCATCGTTACATCGTGAGCGTAGTGCCTTCGGGAACGAGTGTCAGCGTGGTCTCTCGGCCCGAGCTTTTGTCTGCGGTGAAAGCGACCTTGGTAATCAGGAACCGCCCGGCGATGGCGTACTCTTCGATCTCGACGTCGGCCATGAGATCGAAAGCGAACAGCGCACCGGTACGATCATTGGGCCGAAGCTTCTGACTGTGGCCTTGAAGCGTGAGCTCAAGCACGAGCTTCTCGGCTTCGCGCAGATTGAACTCCCGATCGACGCGCACGCCCGCATCGGATTCGTTTTTGACGTCGTCGTCGGCGATGATGAGCTGCTTTCGCGTTTGGAAACTGGCGCCGGTGCCGTCGAATCTCGGCCCCTGAAGAATCGTCGCCGTGTGCTTGGTGACTCGGCTCGAATAGTTGCGCGACGAGCCCTTACTGGCGCCATTGACGGTGATCTTCGAGTAGCGATTGGCCACGCTGTCGGTAATCGTGGCCGATTTGATGTTGCTCTCGCCGATACGCAGCGATTCGGTTCCTTCTAGAAGGAAGTGAAATTGTGTGTCCTGGTCATAGTTGGGCAAGCCGAGCACGAGCTTTTGGCCATTGGCTTGCGCCCATGCGAGCAACTCGGCCGGCTCGAGAAACTGCTGAAGGACATCCCATCGCGTCTCCCCTGGCTCCACTTTCTTCGGCGCGCCGGATGACTTTTTGAAGATGGGTTCTGTTCGCGCCGCCGCTTTGCCCGAGCGCCGCCCGCGGACGAGATCGCGATTCTCGGCATTCGACAGTGTGGCACCGAGTCGGAATGTAGGCTTCGCCAGCCGGTCGGCCAACTCCAGCAAGTCGAGCCGCGGGAATGTCTGAAGATCAGCCGACTCGTCGACCAGGCGCCCGGCGCGATCCCGGCCGGTGATGTTGAGCGTCGGCCCGGACTTGACGACGTTGATCACGCGCTCATCGATGAATCCAGACAGAATCGGCGTATCGTCGATCCGGACTTCGACTTCGGCATCGGGCGGCACCAGCTCGACAACCGCCGCCGACGCCGGCGCCAGCGTGAGCGAGAACGCATCGGCGGGCGTGAGCATGTCGTTCTCGATGCTGTAGCTTTGCCATCGGTCGATGACGACATCGTTGATCAAGACCGACGCGGTCAAGGCAGCTCCACAGTAAATATAGTGCCGGTCGGGATCTCAGCCGGATTCGGGATGTCATTCAGCTCGATGACTCGGTCGAAACGCTCGACGGCTTGGCGGCCGCCATAGAAGTCTTGCAACAGCGCCATGAGCGGCGATGTTGTCCGCGCTGTGAGCTCGGTGAGCTTCGGGGCCGTCGCAATTGCGGCCGACGCCGCGCGTCTCAGGGCGCCGTGGAGCCTGTAAAATGCGCGCAGCGTCGGGTAGCTGTCGAGGTTGGTCGCCAGTTCCAGTTCATCGACGGCGTTATCGATGCGGTTGGCGAGCTCGTTAAGCTCGAGATTGATCTGGCGTTGGGAGATCGTCGGGTCGTCTCGCCAAGTCTGAGCAGTCGTGAGCGAATCGGCGGCAATCTCTTCGGGCGAATCATCAATCTCAGCCAATGTCGTATCGGCGGCGACGGCGTCTTCGAGATCGATCTTCGCTGAATTGGTCTGAGCCACGCCCACGCCCACGGTGAGATCGGCTTTGACTTGGAACGCCGCTGGATCGAGACCGGCCTCGACGAAGGTCACTTGCATCGAGATGAAATCGCGATCTTCGGCGTTGAGATCGAACGTCACGTTCTCAGGCAGCGCATCGTATACGCCGGTCAAAGGATGCGAGAACACGCGCGGCGTCCGGTCGTTGGCTTTGGTGAGCGCTTCGAACTGAAGAAAGCGCTCGATCATATCCGGCCTGGTCGTTGTCGGCAGAAATACGATGTTGCAATCGGTTCGCCGTGGCACGCCGCCGGTATCCTCGAGAACGGCGCCATCACGAAACGGGAATTCGTGGGCGATGAGCGTGCGCGAGATGTCGTCGGACGTCGAGATGATGTCGATCTCAAGCCCGCCGTAACTCGCGGTGAAAAGCAGCTCTTCGAATTGGTCTTCCGCCATTATCTTGCTCGCCGATTCTCCCGGGCGTTTTTCACGGTGATCTTGCCTAGGTCGAACTCGATCTCACCGGAAATGATGACTTCCCCAGGCGCCAGAGCGCGACCCGCTTCGCGCGGCGACACGGCCGTTGGAGCTTGTGGCCCGCGACTGCCTTGTCTCGCAACTGATTCCATCGCAAATTTCGTCGCAGCGATCAATTCTGCGGCGGCGTCCTGAAACTTAAGCGGCCCAACTTCTGCCAGAGCGATTCGAAATGCTCTCTCGGGATCAATTTGGCCGGTGATCGGCGATATTAATCCTTTCGTTTTCGCTTCGCTGACCACACGCCGCGCAACTGTTTTTTCTGCCTTGGTGAGTTCAATACCACCGGCGGCTTGGAAACGACGCACAACGTCCAGCTTCTCCGCTTCGCCGCGCAATAGCCCAGTCGCCTCTTTGAGTTTGTTCGTCTTCGCGAGTGCGTCAGAGATCTTATCGGAAAGCCCGAGCATCTGATCGATTGCAGTTCCGAGCGCGAACGCCGCGACGAATCCGGTCACAGCGATCCCGGCTTTACTCGCGAGTGTTGCCATGGTTCCGAATTTCCCTCCGAGCGCGCCGGCGCCTGCGACCATGCTATTGAGCCTGAGCGCGAAGCCTGCAAATTTGCCAGCAATGGCCAAGCCTAAAAAGATCCCGAGATTGTCCACCACGAAGGCGACTGCGTCTGCCAGCTTCTCGAATGAGTTCGCGAGGCTGCCGATGCGTTTCGGCGTCAGAATTCGCGCGAATGTATTTTTGATGCGCTCCCATGCGACCGCCATTCTTCCGGCGGCCGATGCACCGAACGTGGCAGAATCGCGCATGATCGCGCCTGAGTCTTCCGCTGCCAAGATGAGTTTTCGGATCTCTTTTTCGTTCTTGCCGGTCAATGCCAAGAATGCGCGCAGCGCTTCGACTCGTCCGAATGCTTTGGCAAGTTTGCCCGGGTCTTTGGCTAGCTCGCTGTTTCCGATGTCGCGAATGATGTCGTCGAATGCACGCAACCGCTTTACGCCGCCTGGTCCCTTGGTGAATACTTCGACGCCTTTGAAGCGTTTCGAATTCTTGATGATGGACGTCATAAGCCCGCGCAGACCCGTCGCCGCTTCTTCGGCGCTACCGAAGTTATTGCGGACAAGTTGCAGGTTCGCGCCCATCGAACGGAGTGCTTCCACACCCTGCTTTTCGAATAAAACGAACTGCGGTGTGAGACCAGACATCAGCGTCGACAGCTCTTTGATCTCGATCGCGCCGGCTTTGCCCTGAACAGTCATCGCCGAAAATGCCTCTTCCATCTTGCCAACTTCGGTGATGCCGAGATTTTTAGTCAACGAAGCCGCCGTCGCCGCGACGTCTTCGAGGCTCGCGCCTGTCGCTTGGGCAACACGGCCGAACAATCCGATCGCGGCTTCTGCTGTCTTTGCATCGCCTGTGAGCGACACGAACTTCGCCGCGGCGCCGATGAGATCGTTTCGCGATTGGCCGGTTGCGTTCGACGCCGCCATGATGCTGTCGCGGAATTTGTTGAAGTCGACGCCGCTGCCTTGAGCCTGAATCGATAGCCGGGTGAGTTGCTTCTCGAATCCGATGACACCGCGGCCGAGTGCGGCGAATCCCGCAACGCCTGCGAAGCCCGCGATCTGCCCAATGCTACGTCGAACGCCCCCGAAGGAGCCCTTCAAGTCTTTCTCGACTCCGCGCCCGAATTTCTTCCACTTGCCCCGCGCTTTCCGCAAGTCCGGAGTCAGCTTCCGCGTGTTGGCCCGGAGCGATGTCTGGCTTTCGCGTTGCCCGGCCACGGCGTTTGACCCTTATCCGCTTTCCGCGGGCTCCGGCTCGCTCTGCGTCTTTGGCGGCTCGCTTTGCGTCGGCTTCGAATTGTTGTTTTGTTCCGACGAACCAGAAGAGCTGGAAGTCGGTGACGTCGATGGCTGCGATTCCGAAAAAAGAATGTAGCTCGCGAGCATATGTGACCCGAAGTTGATTAGCGCTGTCATGCGCTCCGCGATAGTCTCGTTTTTTTTTACGGCCTGCTGGATCTGCTCGAAGAAAACCTCGGGATCGCCGATGGGCGGATTGACGATCTCTTCGAAGTCGATGTATCGCGATAGCAGCATGTCGCGCTCTTCGGGTGTAAGCAAATCGCGGAGCTCATCGACCGAATGCGCCAGCGGCTTCGGGTAAGGATCGGCCGCGGTTCCTTCGTCATCGGGATCGCGCATTCCGCGGTAGATGATTTGCCAGCACATCTCATCTTCGATGTCGCGGAACCAGCGAAACTCTTTTTCAAGCCCGAGCTCTTCAAAGCGGCGACATGCGCCGGCCGTGACCTCTTGCTTCTCGGAGCCGGATAGAATGCGCCAGACGAAGTTGACGTCGGTTCCGTCGATGCAATCGGGCTTCGTCGAGCGTCGACCGCGGAGCCTTTGTGCGATTTTGCTTTCGGCGGCGACCGTCTTCGGATCGTCTTCAATTTCAGCCGGGCCGGTGAAACTGCGGCGCATTCTCGGATCGGGCATGGATTACTCGGGATCGCGCCTATGGTCGAGAGCGATGATCGTGATGGTGTCGGTCGCTTCGCCTTCAGCGTTGCGCGTCTTTGACACTTCGGTGACCTGGCAATCCTCCACAACGAAGCGCCGCCCGCCGTCGTTCTCTTCGTAGAACAGCTGAAAGAATCGACGCGATTGCTTGAGCTGAAGGTAATCGACTTCCGGCGGATTCACCGGCTTGACCTCGAGTGAAAGCTCGAACTCGGGAACGCCGCGCTTGATGCCGATACCGCGTCGACGCCGGCGCATCGTCTTGACAACTTCGGCGCCTGGATCGGTCTCGTCGATATCGAACGACATCAACTCCTGAAGCTCGACGTTCCCGGCCTGTGGTCCGCTTGGAATGCTGATCTCCACCAAAGCTTCGTCAACTACTTCTCTTGCCATGATTCAGCCTTTCCTTACTCCACCAGGAGATTGATCACGTTGACGATCTGATTGAGCGGCGGCACGACCGATGTCGGGATCGCCACGTCGAGCCGATCGGGATTCGTTGGATTGTCTTCGACGAGTAACTCGCCAGCGAGCGCGTCGACGTTCTGGATGATCTCTTGCTCTTCGACTGCCTTGAGCCTTTGAAGTACGACCGAGCGAACTCGCCGCTTCGTGCGCCCGCTTTTCTTCGCCCGTGGGAATGCCACCTTCAATGCTGAATCGACTTGCCGAGCGGTGAAAAACATCGACTTGGAAATCGTCACGTCGAGCATGACGAAAAACGGGGACGAGCTAAGCGTGACCTGCGTCGTCACGCCGCGCACGATGAGCGCCTGAGTTTGCTGCTCGTTGGCCGACAGCATGAGCAATCCGCCACCGATGGCCGACTCGATCTCGGCGTTGGTCGGGATGTCAGCCGGGTCGGGAAGCGTGAGATCGGGAAGCGTGACCGAGTTGAACGGCAGTGCCGGATCGGGCTCGCTCGCTATCGGCATGCCGACATAGGCCGCGATCTCGGCGGGCGTGTTTCTGAATCCCTCGGCGGTCACGACCATCTGGCGGAAGTTGTCGGCGGCCGTGGCCAGCGCTTGCGCCGTGGACAGTGTGCCGGTCTCGGCCATAATCGTGTGGCGCCAGCGCTTGGTGCCCGGATCGAACATGTCGTCTAGGTGACTGGCGAGATCGGCGACGTCGGTGCTTTCGTGGTTGCCAATGGCAACGAGGTCGTAGTCCTTATCGCCGAGATTATCGAGCGCGGTCGTGATGTCGTAAGCACCCGTTCCGGCGACGCCTACGGCCGCGGCCACGGTGATCCCGCTGACCGAATCATCGAGGGTCTCGGCGACGACATCGTTTCCGTTGACGCCTGTGGTGAGGTGGGTGATGGTCACGACCGCGGCAACGACTCCTGTAGTCACCGGAAGATCGACTTCCTGCTCTTGGATGGCCGAATCGATGGCGGCCGCTACCGTCGCATCGCTGTCGCCATTGGCCACAGGCGCTCGGATGGTGCGTCCTGCGATGCCGAGAATAACTTCGCCTGATGCCGTGGCCGTGCCCGACACGGTGAAAGTGTTCGTCGCAGCCACGCCCGTCGGCGCGGCGATGCCGATGGCCCAGACTTCCGCGCTCACGCCGAAGCGCTTGCCGGAGCGGAGCGCGAACTTCGCCATCAGAGCCAACTCGGAGCTCTGCTCATAGAACAGATCGGCGTCGGCTTCGGAGAACACCTGATTGACTTCGAGCGCGGTCTTCGTTGCCGCCGCGCCTTGCATGCCGACTAGCACGATGCGCCGCTCTAGTGGTACAAGGCCGCGCGCCGCGTTGGCGATGTTGAACTCAAAAAACGTCCCGGGCCTGCGGGTCGAGACGGGAACGGATGTCTGGATGGACATGCTAGATCACTCCTGGTTTGGCTTTTCGCTCTTCGTCTTTGCCTTGGTCTTCGGCTTCGGCGCCGGGCTTGCGGTCGGTGATGCGCTCGCCAGTGACAGATCGCCTTTGAGAATCCGCCGCCGGTAGAAGCGATTATTCGGAACTTCGGTCGGCGTGTCGTGGTAGATGCTCTGGCGGTCGCGCCGCTTGCCATCCTCGCCGAAGTACAGCTGGTGGAGCTGCGTCGGCTTTCTCACCGGCCTGTCTTCGTGCGTCGCTACCACTGTGATGGTTTCTGGTTTGCTCATGGGACGCTCAGTGTGTTGTCGAACTCTGCAATGGGATTGGCAGCATCGCCAACGCCAGCGGGAAGATTGACTTCACTGTGGATCGAAGTGTAATTGCCGAGCTCGTCTTCGACGGGCGGATGGCTCGCATCGGTATCGACGTTGTAGCTGATTTGCCAGATGGTCCGGTCCGATGATCGGAGCACCGGCGTCTCGGCGATTGGCAGAAGCCAGCCGACTTTGGCCACGCCGAGCTCGCGGCGGAACAAGCGCTGGCGGATGTCTTCGATGATCTGATAGATGCCGGGATCGGCAAGATCTCCACGGATGCGTACTTCGCCCGAGCGCAAGTTGCCCGATGCGACTAAAAGCTCAAGGCGGAAATTTAGCTGCGCGCGGCGGCCTGTGCCATATTCGTTGTAGTCGCCGTCGCCGGTCGTGACGAGAACGGCTGGCATGGCGCCTTGACTCACGCGCTGGAAGTCCGGGTCTTCGCGTGTCGGCGAAAGCTCGCCGGCGTAGAAGTCGAGCGTCTGAAGATATCCGCCGCTCTGATCTGCTTTGAGCGGCAGAAGCTCGCGGAGCACGGCATCCTCGAGTTGAGCGCGGATGGCAGTCATCGTTTCGCCTCCCGCTCCCATGCGCCGAAGACATGTTCCGAGATCTGTCTGTCGGCGATGACGAGAAACTCTGCGCTCATGTAGTGGTGAGTTCGCTTCGGTAGCGTGACACCGCGGCCGACGCGGGCGCCATCCTGATGCGCGCCCGACCATGGGATCTTCGATATGGCCGTGAGCTCGTCACGACTGAATTCGACAGAAAACGCGGTGCGCAATTGGCCGAGCAGAGCCGCCCGCGGTTTGCGTCCTTTGCGAAGGAATTTATTCCGCGCTCGAGTTGATGCTGCTTTCTTCGGCCACGTGCCATCGGGACCGACCTTCAGGCGGAAGTGCTCTTGCTGATCTTTCTTCATGATCGGCGCGAGCCTACGAAATGCCGGCCGCAAGTTGCGCGCCGCTCGATTGATGTCGCGGAAGCCATCGAACACGTCCCGCAAATCGACGTCGGCCGTTGCTTCCATGCCTTTGAACACGGCCATTAGAGATATCCCTCGAACTTGTCGCGAGTGAGCGCGTGGTCGATGAGCTCGCGGTCGCCTTTGGTCGTCTGCCCGGCGAAGGTTGACTCGGGCGGCCGCGGGTCTATGCCAGGTGAAATCTCGCCGCGGCGCACGCCGTTAAGCCACCCGACGATGTCTTCGAAGCGCGTCTGATCCGCATCGGTGAGCGCCTCGCGGCGTTGCTTCAGGATGTAGACGGTGAGTTGCGCCGAGACACGGCGCATTATTTCTGACGGAGCGGCAGTGGGTACGGCGTAACGCGGTTCGAAATACGAATTGATCCAACTGTCGGCTTCGGCTATGGCATCGAGCAAGAGCGCCTCATCGACCTGGCCCGCGTTGTCGAGATCGGTGAGCTGGATCAGCTTCTTACGGCCTCCCGCTGCGCGTTCGACGTTTTCTTCGTCGGCGTACGCCATCGGTTAGCCTTCCGTTTTCTTTTTCCGACGCTTCGGCTTCTCGGCTTTGGCCAGTGGAGTCTCGGCTGGAGTATCGCCCGTCCGTTCTGTGGGCGTGATCCCTGGCAAAACTTCCGGGCGCCGATCGAGTTGCTTTACGCAAAGCTCTGCATGACGTACGAGTTTCTCGGCCACACCGGGCTCGAGCGTGGATAGCGGCCAAGTCTGCGGCTGAAGCGTGAACGCCAGACCATAAAGCTTGATGCCACGCGCCCCACAACGTGTGGAACATGTGATCTCAAGCGCTGTTGTGTCCGGCCTCAGCATTTTAGCTTGTGCCGTCCGATCCGTGGATGAACTGCCAGAGCCCCGCCTGGTAACCGGCCGCATAGCTGGTACCGAACTGAAACTCTTTGCGCATGAAAGCCGCTTCCGACTTCATGTCCATGAGCGCATCGAACCGCGGCGCCTCGCGATCGGTCCAAAGAATCGGGCCGACTTCCTGCGATGTATCGACCAGGAACCAATACGCGGCGAAGGTTCCGGTGAGCCGCTGCGATATCGCGACATCGGCAGTTCCCTTGAACACGTTGTCGACGCCGGCGCCGCCGTCTGCGATTATTCCGGCCTCGACAATCTCGCGTGCTGTCCGTTCGAGCGTCGGTCCGACGATGATCAGATTCGGCCGAACTTCGAGCGGCTCGCCCTCTTCGTCTTGCAGACTCTGCATGTTGACGCGAGCCGTCTCATACGACGCATCGGAAAGCGCAGTCGTAAAGAAGTTCGGCTGCTCTGGGCCTTCGCCATCTTGATGGGTGAGACTGAACAGGAATTTTCCATCGTAGGAAAGCCCATTGCTGATCCGCGGGAATGCCGTGCCGTCGAAGCCATTGAGCAAAAGCTCGACCATCGACTTGGCCACGTGTTGCTTTGCGCGGTTCGCGAGCTGGCGAATGCGCGGCATGACGAGATTGAGCTTGTCGTCGCGAATGTCGTTCTTGTCGACGCGGATGCCCGTCGCGTAGTCTTTGTTGACGACGTTGATCTCTTCGACGCGCAGCTTGCCCATGTGGCGCTCATCAACCCATTCCCGGAGCTGCGGTATGTCCCCGAGGTGTTTAAAGGATTCTGTGGCGCTCGACGACGGGACACGCATCGCGATGTCGAGAATCGGCTCCTTCATCGTCTTCTGAAGCTGATTGTTGAAGACGGTCGAGAAACCGATTTGCGCGTTGGCGATCTTGGCCTGCTCGAGTAGTCGTTGTGATTGAGCCATTGATGCTTTCTCCCTACGGAACGAGTTCGTCGAACATGGTTACCCAGAATTTGCCCGACTCGACATCGATCGAATCGAGCATCCCGGCTTTGACGCCGTTGCTCACGCCGGCCACTTTCACGACCGTCTGATCATCGAGCACGTAAACAACACGCCCGACATCAGCGGCGGTCAAGACGCTACCGCCGCTGCTTTCGAGTTCAAATGTTCCCTTGCGAACTCGGATTTCGAGTTCTCCTGCGGAGCCGCCGGAATTGTCAACGCCTTCGTCGGCGATGCCCATTGTGACGATGCTCGCTGTGTCGGAGCCAGGCACTGCGTCTCCACTTGCATCGCTGCAAACGATGGAGCCGGCGAAGATCTCCGTCGACCCGGCCATGCTCATGTTGATCGAACGTCCGCGCTTTTTCGCGAGAGTGTTCTTGTCTTTGGTGAGAGCGGTCATGGCTATTCGCCTCCCTTGTAAGCGTTGAGCCAATCGTATCCGGGCTCCGCTTCTGCGGCTTCGCGGACATGCGGCGCCGACTCTTGGAACATGTCTTCCGTGATGCCCATCTGGTGAAACTGCTTTCTGACCGCTTCGAGCCCGAGTTCGTCGAGCCCATAATTCGCTTTGAGCATGCCGTCGAGCGAACCAGCCGCCGGTGGCGGCGCATTGCCCCCGGACTGTGGCGGCTGTCCGACTGGATTGTTGGGCGATAGCGTCGCGATGAAGTCTTTCGCCAGCTCGAGAGACTGATCGGCGAGCCGGTCGAAGAGCTTCTGTGTGTCCGAGCCGGGCTCCCACAGGCCACGCGCTCGGGCGTCTTGATCGATCTCGCCGCGCTGCGCCGTGAGCCGCGCGGTATTCTCGGCTTTGCGCTCGTCGGCGATTTTTTTGACCGCGGCTTCGGCCGCTGCCTTCGCTTCGGTCGCGGCCGATAGCTTGCCATCGAGCGTATCCGCGTCGTGAGCGCGCGCGGCGTTGTCCGCGATCCGTTCGTGGATCTCTTCGAGCGTCGCATTCTCTGCGAGTCCGAGTAGCTTCAAGGTGGCTGCGTCCATCTGTTGCTCCTACTGTGGCCTGATCGTTTGAACGTGTGTTCCTGTGACCGCTGGAAATGAGACGCCGGAAAGTTCCGCGCCCCGTGGATTTCTGAACTCAGCCTCTACGATCACACTTTCTTCGCTCTTTGCAACTTTTGCGGTGTCGCCTGGCATATGCGGGCAGTCGTGAGAGAACAGTGGCTTCGAGCAAACCGTGCAATGGAGTGACTCTTGGAGCCCGCGCAAGCCCGGCTTCGATGGGTCCCAACCGATGGAGAATGACTCGAGCGTGCCGTCGAGCGCGGCCTGAACTGCCCACGGTTTCACTAACTTGACCGATTGGACAAACTGAAGCTCGCCTTTGTGTTCGCGAAGCTCGCTCGAAAGAATCGAGCCGCCGCGGGCAAGAAGCGCCTTGCGATCATGGTCACGAAGGAACGGCCGACCAGTGAAACTTTTTGCGAATCGGGCGAGATCTGTCTGGCGAAAGGTGAAGAATCGGCTATTGGCAAGTTTGCTCATCGACGCCGGGAGCGGCCGCGGCTTGTCTTTCTTCTGCTGAAAGCCGATGACGTCCATGCCCAGTTCGATCGCCGCGCCCTTAATCGACTGTTCGAGCAATGCCTTGCGAACGCTCGCATCGACGCTGGCGCCATCGGAGCGGCGCAGAATCAGCTCCGCATCGAAGCTCACGTCGAGCTGACAGAAGAGCTCAGCATCGCTGGCGATGGCGTCGAGCTTGGTCGTGTTGACGGTCAAGCCGCAACCGTCATCGGATGCTTGGCCGCGGTCCACTGCGGCAACATCCTTCGGCCGACAGATGACGGCGCTCACGCCTTCGTCGAGCCGGATGTTTCGGAAGCTTCTCTCGCGGCATTGTGTCGGCGCGAACTGGCGATAACGGAATGAGTTCTCGGTCTCGTCGACCTTGTCGGTTCTAAAGTCATGCTCGCGCACCCATTTGCTCGCGGCGCCGCGGGTGCGGAACTTTTCTTTCGACAAAACAACGGACTGAACTCGTGTCGGCGGTCGTGCTTGTAAGTTGCTCATGTCATTCCTCTGGCGGTCGCCCGGCGCCGCCGCCTTCGCCCGCTTCGATTTTGGCGAAGTCGCGGCCGCGTAGACCAGCGCCGGGATCTGGTTTGCGGAGCTGCGTGATCGCGCGGATCTGCTCTTCGTCCACGAGAAAGCCCTCGAGATTATTCGCGAGCTTGGTCGCCATGTCGACCTGATCGCCAAGCGATAGGTTCAGGCCCAGATGCAACTTGAGCCGCGGCGGTCGGGCCGACATGCCATTGAAGCGCACGAATGGAAAGCCGATCGAATGCACGAACGATTGCGATAGCCGCTCAGCGTCACCCAGCAAGATGTCGAAGTAACGGTTCTGGTGGATCTTGCCGAGCGCGTGCGAGCCGGGGCCATCGACCGATGACACCAGCGTTGCGCCTTCGATTAGGAAGCTGATCTGATTGTCGAGAATGCCGATGAGCGCGCCGTGAACGCCTTCGTTTGAGTTCGATGCCATCTGCGCCTGGTGGATGACGATCTCGGCCGCCTTGGACACGATCGCGTAGCTCGAACCGGAGCCTATGTCGGCGACGGCTTGGCGAAGCGTCTCTTTATCATCGGGCGCAATCGTTTCATCGTATACGCCCGTCACGTACGGAATGCCGAAGCGCTCGGAGAAGATCAGGAAGTCGCGCATCGTCAAAGTTTTGAATGTCGAAATCCACAGACCTGTGCGCATCAGTCCAGCTGTTGCCGTGAGTCGGCCGCGTCTGTGGGTAAACCACCACTTGCCCGGAACCAGGTCGGTACCGAAAGCGGGCTTGTCTTTCGTGCGCAACATCGGTCGGTCGTTTTCGCGGTCGAACGTGAATCGCCGGTGCGGCACGTTGTCGAACCAAACAGGCGCCGCCAAGCTGTCAACGAGCTCCCAAGAGATCTCCGATCCCGCCCAGCCATAGGGCTGAAACGTGAGCTGATGTTCGAGCGTTGCGATCCAATCGGGCACGAGACGCAAGCGCTCCTCGAGTTCGGCGGCGGCTTTCATGTCGGCGGGGTCGGTGCCGCCTGGCTCGATGGAAAACGGTTTCTGCGAAACGGCTTCGTTTCGATTCTCAAGTGCGCCGCGCAAGTGGGCATCGGCTTCGATGCGCCGGTCGAAGAGCTCGACCATATGCTCGATGTCGCCGTCTTCAGCTCGCTGATAGGCGTTGACGATTTGCGCGATGGCGGCGCCGCTCGTCGTATTCTCCAAGATGTTGCGATCGAGATGATCCTGAAAGACGAACTGCTGTCCGCCCGGCGGAGCTTGACCAATGGGTCGCGGCCGGCGTTGCGACAGAGCGAGTGAATTCTTGCGGCCAAAGAGCCGACGCCACCACGAAGGATTTGTTTGTGTCATCTCAGAAGATCCAAATCTTGCCCACGCTTTGACAGCTTGCGTCTAATGGTCTCCACGCTCACGCCCTTCCGCTTCAACTTACGCGGCCAGAATCGCCAGATCAAATAACTAACGGCGTCGGACGTGTGCGCGTACATCGAGCGCTTGTGCGGAATGCCGTTTTTGTTCGGCCAGCGGCGGAGCGCGGTCGCAATCTGCTCACAGCTCGGATCGACAAATAGGCGCCGGCGGCCCGCGGCATTCTTCATGCGCGCATTGGTCGCCAGCACACGCTCGAATATGTATGGGTTTTTACGGGCTTTTGTGTCCGGCCGGTAGCACCAGCGCCAGCCATTTCCGCGGAACATGTCTTCGGCGCCCCGACCTTTCGTGCGCTCATTGTCTTGCCACCAAGCCGATGCGTCGATAATCAGCGCGGTGTCGTCCGGGTCGTAGCCCATGGCGTCAAAGCCG